ATCTTCTCAACCCAGATAGGTCTAACGGTCTAAATATAACCTTTGGCGGGAAGACCCAGTGCATTTCGGCTTGGGCTAAAGAATTTGGGATACCGATTTCTACGATTCGCTCTAGGCTAAAAAAAGGTTTGAGCAGTGAAAAGGTTCTTAGAAGACCTAATTCTAGGATGACATTTTAGCTAAATTAGCGACATTCGCGATCGCATAGGTAATTTCAATCAAAGTGATCAGTAAATGCGATCGCAACAAAATGTCTGAAACAAGCAATGTCGAACAACTAATAAGATTAGATGGAAATCTGATTGATGCCTTGTACGCTTCACAACAGGGATTCGATCCGACAGATAATCAAGTTAGCTATGGAAACGAGCAAGGGTCGCGCCGCAAATTAACACGTTACGCCTGTGAAGAATTAGCGCGAGGATGGATCGGCAAACGTGTTACAAGTGTGTACCCAGATGAGGCAACTCGCAGATGGACTAATGTGACGTTTGACGGCAAAGGACAAGAATATTTAGATAAGAATGAAAAGAAATTAGTTGTTGATTTTAAAGCCTATGAAGACAAGTTAGATGTTCGCCCAAAATTTAACCTAACTGATAAATACGCAAATATCTATGGGGGTGCAGGATTAGTACTAAATATTGATGATGGGCGATCGCCTGATAAACCTGTAGACAAAAAAAATATTAAATCTATAGTCGGTGTATACGAACTTGATTGCTTAGATATTTGCCCAGACTGGACTGGACAGCACCCATCAGATGACCCAGAATTCTATCAACTTCTTGTTTCAAGTGAATCGGCAGATAAATTACAACAGTTGAATATGCGATCGGCTGGATATACAAAAATCCATAAATCTAGAATCATTCGGTTTGATGGCTCATGGCTACCTGCAAGACTACTGAGGTCAACTGACGGATGGGGCGATCCGTTGCTCATCTCATGTCTAACAGATCTTGTCAACTATGAAAAAGTTGGCAATTCTATGGCTACGATGCTGCAAGATCACACCATCCTTTTGCATAAAATGAAAGGATTGCGAACCCTATTACAGAAATCGGTAATAGGGCAACCTGCGCCGACAACGCCTCACGCTCCTACAGCTAGCGATCTTCCTATTGTTGCGCCTCAGCAATCTCAAGGTATCGCTCAACCAATGAGCATCTTGTCGCAGCAATTCAGGGCAATGAAATTGATGATGCGGTTAATGGGTGCTGTATCGGTTGATAGTGAAGATGAGATTACTTATCTAACTCGCAATTACCAAGGCTTGCCCGATATGATGGATCGCTTCCGCGATAAATTAACTGCGGCAACGGGGATTCCTTATACAATAATTTTCGGTCGTGGTCCAAATGGATTAGCCGCAGGTGGCACTGGTGATGCTGAAGAAAAAGTATGGTCGTCAAAGGTCAATAATTATCAAGAAACAAATTATCGATATAAAAAGCTTGATCTCATCTACGAATATATCTGGCTAGCAAAGGATGGTCCAACAGGAGGGAAACTTCCTGATAATTGGAGTTACCATTTTCCTGCATTAATTGAACCGACAGAGTTGGAGAAAGAACAGATTCTTTTGGCTAGACAGCAAGCTCAATCTGCCCATGTCACAATGCTTGTTTCTCTAATAACAGCACAATCTTTAACTGCTGAAGAAGTTAGAAATAGCCTATATGGAAAAGGTGAGTTTTCTTATGATGTCCAACTCGATCAAAAGTCATGGGATAAACAGAAAAAATTAGCTGAAGATCAACAGAAACAAGCCTTAAAACAACAGGAAGATCAGCAGCAACAACAAGATCAGCAACAACAAGATCAACAGAATGGTGGTGACGACTATTTTGGTGGTAATCAGCAACAACAAAATCAGGACTCTACTGCGATTGATCGTATATATATGGATGCTAGCACCCGCTTTGTCGATATAGGCTCTCCCTTTGCGAAAGTATGGATTGAAACTCAGAAGAAAAAACTGTCGAAAGAAAATCGGTAAATGGGTTCGGGGTTGAGGGTACATTTTTATGTTATTCTCAGCATATTGATACTGAATCAAAAATGAGTAATCCAAAGAAATCAAAACTTCTCGCTCTAGATAAGGATGGGACACTTACTATCACGGTGTCGGGCGAAACTTTTGTGCGATCGCCAGACGATCAAAAATTGATTCCAGGCATTGCAGATAGAATCTCTGAATATATTGCTGAGGGATGGATGATCGCGATCGTCAGTAACCAAGGAGGTTGTGAGGTGAGAACCTGCAACATACTCGACTTACCCATTGGTTCCTACTACTTGCATGGCGACACCCCGTTGAAGGTTGAAGCGGTATCTAAGTCACCAGACAAAGTTATAGTGTATACCATTCCTAGACAAGCTGAGGTTATCTGTTTGACTGAAACGGAAGTCGTGAGATTTCAATATAAAACGATCGTATCGGCGATCGAGGAAGTTAGATTTGCAATGCGACTTGCTGGGATTGAGATAGGATATTTCTGTCCCGACATGGATGGGCAGAAGTGCTATGTGGTCGGGGAAACTCATAATACAGAGATAGGTTCTGTTTCTTTTGTAACCAGAGGTCTATATCGAAAACCTAATCCTGGAATGCTACAGGAAGCTTTGTTTGATTATTCGGGGGAATATCTTACTGCTAAGCAGATTACCGATCGCGGTATTGAGTGTCTGATGATTGGCGATCGGCAAGAGGATGCAGAGGCTGCGATCGCGGCTGGATTCCAGTTCAAAAATATAACCGATTGGTTGGCATGAAAGTATTACCCGTAGAAGACGGACATTTTGCGTTTTGTCTTGGCTGTAAACAAACTCATTTAATTCCTAATACTTGGCAGTTTAATGGCAATTTGGAAAATCCAACATTCACTCCATCGCTTCTGATTCACTATTACAACGGTAGGAAGAACATCGACTATACTTGCCACTCATTTATTACTGATGGCAAGTGGAAATATTGCAGCGATTCTACTCACGAATTAGCGGGTCAAACGATTGAGATGGAAGAATACGATTAACATACGGTTATTTTGATATGCTATTATCCACTACCTCAAGAACACCAACAAAGCTATCTGAAATCAAGCCTTATCAAGAGATTAAAGAGCCAAGGCTAAGGCTTGCAGTACTCGCGATCGCCAAGAAAACAAAGAATTTGGAAATTTGTTTAAGGTTCGCAATGTGGCTTTCCCCTTGCCGAGAAAGCTACCATCGCCGCAAGCAGCAAAAAATTGTTCAATGGCTGGCAGGTAACGAATGGGTGAGCCTTGAAGAATTGCAAAAAGCAACTGAATTTACTAAAAAATCAATAGCTGAAGTCGTTTTTCGATTGAGAGATTACGGTTGCGTTGAGGTTATGTGGGAAGGGCGGAAACCCTCTTACAAACTCGATCCTGAGAAGCTCCCTAAACTTGGCTCATATCTTGATGTTTCTTGAGAACAAATTTCGTGACGCATTTTATTGGTGTACTAGGATATGTCAGTGACACTCTCAGCACTGAAGTGACTGAGATTCCTGATTCAGCGAGACAACTTACCAAATAGACCTAAATCTACAAGGCAGAGGTCGAACTCTCCACAGGCGTAGAAATTTGGGTATGCCCTACCCTATTTAATCCAATAGCCAAGATATTCAATGCAGCATTATGGTCACGATCTAAAACCGTACCGCAATGACTGCATTGATGAGTGCGCTCACTCAGCGATTTCTTAACTAAAGTTCCGCAAGTTGAGCAGTTTTGACTTGTATAGTGGGGTGGCACTGCAACAGTGACCTTACTAAACACTTTGCCAAAATACTCAACCCAGTTCCGAAACATAGACCAGCTTGCATCAGATATTGATTTAGCTAATTTATGATTCTTGACCATATTCCGTACTTGCAAATCTTCATAAGCAATCAGGTCGTTAGACCGAACTACGCACCTTGCAGTTTTTACCGCAAAGTCTTTACGCTGCCTACTTACTTGCAAATGCTTTCTTGCTAACCGCTTTATAGCTTTTCTTCGATTAGCCGATCCTTTTTTACGCTTAGAAACTTTACGTTGCAACTTTTTAAGTTGACGCTCTGACTTTCTAAGGAATCTAGGATTCTCAACAGTTTGACCATTACTATCGGTATAGAAATGATTCAATCCAACATCTAAACCAATCGTAGATTTAGATGGCTCTAAATCTTCCCTGCGATCAACATCTACGCAGAATTGAGCGTAGTAACCATCAGCACGGCGAACCAGTCTGACACGCTTAATTTGCTCTATTTGATAGAAGTTCAGATCGCGACTACCGACTAATTTGACTTTGCCAATCTTAAAGCCATCGGTTAAAGTCAGATATTTCCGATCTTCAGAAAGCTTCCATCCAGTTTGTTTGTACTCAACTGAGTGACCGCGTTTCTTGAATCTTGGATATCCCTTCTTACCTGATACTTTCTTCTTGCAGTTTTCAAAGAATCGGTTAATAGCTGACCATGCCCTCTCAGCACTGGACTGTCTTGCTTGGGAGTTTAGCTTCTTAGCAAAATCAAACTCTTTTGCAAGCACAGCGCACTGTGCGGATAGATCATATTTGCCCGTACCACGATTATCCATCCAGTATCTCAAAGCCTTATTACGCACAAACAGAGCAGTACGAATCGCCTCATCAATGAGACTGTACTGCTCTGTTCTGCCTTTTAGTTTTGCTTCGAGAACTAACATGGATTTGTTTAATCTTACGCTCACTATTATAGCGTAAATATTGTTGGTTGTGGCATAATCTAAAAGAAGAAAGCGAATAAATTCGCTCGTCCGATTTTCATCTCAGGTCTGAAGACACTGAGCTTTCAATCTCTCGTATTATTTTTGTAAGATTAATGTGTAGTGGCTTGGGTACTGTAATACCGCGAAGCCTCTTTTATTATACCAGACAGGGTGCTAGCTATACGCTGTACGCCACAACTGATCGGTAATAGACTCTCGCCCAGCAAAAGCAATAATGGCAGAATCAGCACAGTTAGGAGATTTTCCAAGCCTCTGAATAGTCTTGGTTTTATCCTCAATTCGCAATTTAGCGTTAGAAGTCTCTTCGTAATAGATATTTGCAAGTTCATTCATTAGGATATCTTCTGCTTCAAGAGGCGCGATCGCACTATGGTCTTCATTTCCGTCAGATGCGGCGAGAAATTCGCGAAGTTTCCAGTACCACTCAGCCTTCCAGTTTAGGTATAGGTTAGAGAATTCATGTTCATTTTCTTTGGTTGCAGATTCACCAAAGTTTGCTGCCCAGACCTGCCCAATCCATCCGCGATCAAGCAAATAAGCTAATGTTCCTGCCCCAACGCCAGTTGAATCAATGCCAAACTGACAATTTGGATAAACCATTAAGTATTCTTCTTCTATAATCTTGGCAATGCGAACTACATCAGTACGATCGCCTATACATGGAATTTCTCGGCAATGGGCAAGTAGAGTTCCACAAAAACCTGAGATCGCATGAGCATCGCTAATTGCTCCGACATCAGCACCAAAACTCCAAGTAGCATTTCTGTTATTAAGAGTAGTCCAAATCTCAGGATTGATATCGTATCTTGCCCTAGCCGCAGTAAAAAAGCTCCTTGGCACGATTACCGCACCGCCAACATCTGAGAACATCGCCTCAATTCTGGTGTACCAAAAAGGTGATTTCTCTCCTTTTTTTAGTCGCATACTTTCTATCCATGCGATCGAGATAGCACCTTTGATAACATCACGGGGTAAGTCTTCATCCCATACATCCTGATCTTTAACTGGTTCATCCCTGCTGGATGGATCGTCTGCGATTTTTAATATTCTTTCGGCAACTTCAGGCTTTAGTCTGTGAACGCCGTCATCATGCAGGCAATATGCCCAGCTAACGTTAATATGATCCCAACAAGGAAATCTCTTGTGACTCAAATTGCAGGCAGACTCAAATGCTCCACCAGTTCGGGTTGGGTTTCCAATCCTTAACATGCGGTTATTAGCTCCCGTGACGCAACTCATTAAGGATGTATCTACAGTTGTAGTGATACCACAAGCCTCATCTTCGATTACTAATAAATATTCAGCATGGATGCCTTGTGCTGCCGAATCATTGGTATCACTGCTAGAGAATCCGTAAGCTTCAACACCCTCTCTTAGAAATATCTGCATTTCATTACGTTTTCCCCCTAATATCTTTGCGTGTTTGTCGTAGATTTTCCTAACCCCAGCAAAAACAATTCTGTTAATTTGGCGAAAAGTTGGTGCAGTTCCAACACAAAATCCAAAAACTGAGAAAACCCACCATATAATTAGCCACGATGAAATAAAACTTTTGCCCAACCCATGCGAGGCGCAAATATTTGTAGTTTTTTGATCTCTTACAGATTCTAAAATCTCAATCTGCTGATCTGTCAAAATAATTTCGGGTTCTAAATATCTAATAAAACCAACAGGATCTTTCGCGAAACGAGTTAAGTCCTCACCGATCGCAACATTACTCGTCGGTGAAATCAACTTCAATTGTTTCGCAACTGTTGACGCGATCGCCGATATTCTCGCCATTGATCGATCCTATTAGTTTTTGTTGGTAATCAGTTGTCGCGATCGCGATCGACTGCAATTGTTCCTGAGTTAGAACACCCTCACTTGCCAGAGTGACGATTGAATCTTCGATAGGAGTTTTAGTGCCTGCAAGAGCTTTCGTTAAGCCGTCTATCAAATTAGAGGGGAAGGGATCATGAAACTTGGTAGTTCCTTTAATAGTTGAGAAGCCAGACAAAATAGGCTTCTTGGTTAATGGATCTATGATGTAACTTGTAATTGTGCGTTCAAAAGTTTGGGTGCGTGTCGAGCCATTTATGAGTACATCTTCTAATCTTCTAGCAGTGAGCCTCTGGAATTTTGATCGCTGCGCCTGTTTAAATTGGTACTTTGCATGTTCGATATCAATCCTTAGATCTGCCCTCCACTTTTTAAATTCATCTTCGGTGCAGATTGGGCCCGTTTCATCCCACAATTTTGAAACAATGCCAGTCATCGATATGCGGGCATAGATTTTGCCGCGAAGCGTGTTAGTTAGTTTCCGCGTCTTCGGTTTTACTACCCCCGTATTCTCTGGTGTTGCTTTTTTCTGGGTCATTTTTTCTACGGGCAATTTTCGATCGTAGTTGCGTTCCGATCATAAATATAATCGACAAAAATCAGTTCAATAGCCTTTACTAGCCTAATTGACGAATTTTTGTGAATAATTCCTGTTTTCTCAACCCCTTGCATAATTATTTGATAAACATCTTCAGGAATACTAAGGGTAATTTTCCTCCACAACTCTTCTTCTTCATCACCCACTGGTGGCAGTGGTGTATTCATCAGCGCTTCGATTTCATCAGGCGTAAAAGGTAATCCGATCGCCGTCTCAACCCCTTGAACCTCATAGATATTACTTAATTCGGCTAGCATCATTTCGGGATCTAATTTGCCGTGTGTATTCAGTGCTAGAGCCAATTTTCGTGCTTGAGATTCATTCAGCCCAATAACAATATTGCACCTAGTCTCGCCTTGAATTTCCAAGTAACGATGGTTGCCTCCTAAAATCCTGTACTCCCCATGAATGTCTGGATGAGGCTCAACTACAAATTGCTGCAATAACCCAAATAACTCGATCGATTCCCCGATCGCCTGTTGCGTTTTGCGATCAACTTTATTTACATTGCCGTCGAGAGGATGCATTATCGATGTCGAGATGATGCGATCGTAGATAATCTCGAATGGCGATTCAGAAATGGGTTCGGGGTTGAGGGACATATTTTTAATTTTTCGTTCAATTTTCGTTCAATTTTGAGTTTCTCTAATCTAATTTTGACTCAATTCTGGTCATACGAATATCAAGATTCTCAACCTTTTCGATAAGGTTGAGGTCTTTTTTTATGCCTAATTCTTTTTCAAGTGCAATAGTCGTGATAACAGTTTTACTTTCTCCTGTAATGGCGGTTCTTTCGGTGATCGCGTCAGCAATCTCATCACTAATATTTAGCCCTAAGTACTGAGTCATATTTAGTTTAATCCCAACAAATTAAATTAAATATTAGCTTGACATATTAATTAAATATGATTAAATGATATTTAATACCTTTATGAAGTAACTCACCAGTGCTTTATGAGGTCTTTTAGGAGATATTTTATGAGTGACGCAGAAAAAGTCGAGCTATCGAAATCTTTCCTTGATCTTTGGATTGAAGACTCAGCCGACTCAAGAGTAAGAGGCAATACTTCAAAAAATCGGGGTGTAAAACCTAGCAACTTAGACTTACCTGCTCTTTTAAAAGAAAAAGAGCTTGCGATCGCTAAAATTGATCGTGAAGCTTCTGAAGCTAAGGCTATTGTTGAAAGGGATTACAGACTTGCTATCGCAAAAATCACCGATGATTTAAAACGAGCTTATTCTGATATTCAGCGCACTGATAAGCTCA